GCACGGATAGCACATCGCGCATACGTTGATCACGCGCTGAGTACTTAGTCTGTAGCCGTGCTACCTTAGCAATAACCTCTTTGGTTGTAAGCATTTGTCCTTACTTCTTCTTTTTCTTTTTGTTTTGACCTCTACCAGTTAATGAACCGTGTGGGTATTTATCATCTGCTGGTGGGAACCAAGTTCCCTTATCAGGATTGTAGCCACCTATTGGCTTAGACCAATCTTCTTTTATTCTGTTTATTAAAGTGTTTTTTTTAGCAGGTTTGGTGGCAGGCTTCTTCTTAGCAGGCTTAGAAGTTGAACTTAAAGTAGATACCTTATACACAGTAGGTTTAAGTTTGTTATTAGTAAGTTTCTTTTTGGCTGCCATTATCTAGGGCCTTTCTTTGGCTTTATGCGACTTGGCCTTGCTGGTGCTTTTGACCTTGGCAATGGAAGTGGCTTCTTAGCCTTTGGCTTAATCTTCTTAGGCTGCCTAGTAGCAGTAGGCTTGGTGTATCCCATACCAGGTAGAATCACATCGTAATCTGGTGGGACAGAACCTTTTTTATTCTTAGAAGGGACTTTCTTCTTCTTAGATAAGTAATCGTCAAGTGTTGGTTTCTTGTTTGGCATTATTTATCCTTAATTTTTTGGTGTGTACTTAGGAAATTTTCCGCCAGTTGCCTTGCGTACTTCTCTCTCTAACTGAGCAATTATATTTCTATATTGAGCTGGCGTCATATCGCCGCCTTTAGTTGTTGCCTTTTTTGCTCCTGCTTTAGTTGTTGCTTTAGCTGCTGTTTTCTTTGCTGCTTTACTTGCTGCTTTAGTGGCAGCCTTCTTAGCAGCGGCTCTTGCTACTGCTCCTGCAACTACTGGTCCTATTGGTAATGGCATTTTATCTCCCTAGATGAATTGACGTTGTTGTTCGGCTAGTAGTTCGTCTATGTTTACTACCATACGCTTGCCTCGTTCATAGCGAGACAAAAATGGATTCTTTAGATGGTGTGTAGTATGTATTCCGTTATTAAGCCATTCTCTGGCTTTAATCTCACAGAACCATAAAGCCATCACCATATCGGTCTTACCTTTAGTGGTAGGTGACCAAGTAATAAGTTGCTCTATTAAAGCCTTAATGTTTTCAGTTTGATCTGATGGGAGATGAATAATGTTATCTCTGTGGTGCTTACCATCTTGCTGTTTAGTTCCAAAGAGGGTAGACATAGAAGCTACACCAAAGCCTGCATCCCATTTGTTATTACCAGTATGATGTTCTCTAAGTACCGTTCCTTTAGATGCAAGGAACTGACGGATACCTTCATCCTGAGTTAGGAAGGACTGGAAAGCGTTACGCTCTACAACCCATTCAGCGGGAGCATAGACGTTAGTCCAATCAATAATCAACTGTCTAATCTGAGCAGGAGTTGGTCTAGTAATCTTGATAGCATCTACAATGTAGCGCTTATGAGTTATGCGATCTACGCCGTAGCAGATAGCGGCAGTATCGCCAACCATTGCAGGGTCTAGTCCACATACAAAAGAAAAACCAGTTAAATCTTTAGGATGGCCTGGTGCTCCCATCTGGAGACGACCTGACCTTCGCATTCCATCAATAGAGCCCTTTACACAAACAGGGTCAAAGGTGGCATCATCTGAAACATCTTGTTGCTGATAAACTAAAGCCCAAGTCTGTGCATCCATAGCTTGACGTTCTGCATAGAGATGCTTACCGTTCCAGCGGGGATATAGGCCTTCTTCTGTCTTATCAGAGTCTGTCTGCCCATCAAAGGGTTGGTCTGAGTAAGGCCAGAGCGTTACCCACTTGGTGGGGTCCTCATTGGTTTCAAGTAAAGCTGGCATAGCCAGATATGTCCAAGGGACCAGACCACCAGGGTATCTATCAGGAGAGCGTAGTTCTTTGTATAAGTCTACAGAGGCAACGCGGGTTCCGATAACAATTAACTTACCAGTAGGGTTAAGACGGGATCTAACATCTTGGGTAAGCCATCTAATCTGCTTTTCAAATTCATTTGCATTCTTCAAGGTAACAGCGTCATCAACAATAATCATATCGGCACGCTTACCGTAAATCTGACCGCCAATACCTACAGCTTCTAGGTTTGGGTCCTTCTCAGATGATTCTCTGAGTTCATCACCGAAGGTGACTCTAGTTGTAGTCCAGGTAGCAGACTTAGAGTTAAAGCCGACTCCAGCGGCGTAAGCCTGCTGTAGGGTCTCATACATCGGATGGGTAAGTCTTTGCTTGATGGCATATAGGAAGTCTGCTGCAAGCTGCTGAGTCTGAGATACTATCAGGACTCTAAAGTTAGGATTCTGGACTATCTTCCAAGTTACATAATCTACGGTAATCGTGATTGACTTGGCGTGGTTCGGTGGGATGTTGATAAGGATACGGTTATCTGCAATACCCTTTTCAAACTTCATAGCGGGATGGTGCCAGGAAGGGTCCCTTCCCTCTATAACATCTGCCAGGTTCTGCTGGTGGGGGAAGGTAGTCTGATGGAGGAACTTCTGGCGGAACTCGGCGAAGCCGAGGTCGTGGACATCGGTAGCTGCAAAGTTCTTAGACCTTAACCCTAGACGGGTTCTATCAACTTTATCTGCGAAGACCTTATCGGATCTGCGGTAGTATTCATAAGTCTTCATAGACTTACCAGCTTCACCGCAAGCCTGCTCTATAGTCATACCTTCTGCTACAGCGTTAAGGATTACCCTCTTAGCTATATCAGCAGTGTTATTAGAAATGGCAGGCTCCTAAATTTATGGTAGTTCTCACCCAACTAAATGAGGCGCCTTGCGCCTCGCTATCGGGCTTGGCGCCCGAGCGAGCCTCAAGCGAAGTGAGGGGTAAGTCCGCTACAGCCCTTAGAGGGGCGTAGCGTGAGCGTAGCCCGCAGTAAGCTACCACTATTCCGCTTACTGCTCCTATACTGTATTAGGCGGGAAAAAATACCCATTTCCCGCTTTCTGCAAATAAATCTTTTATTTGTGACAGACCTCACAGTTAAATACGGACAAAGTAGGACAGTGGTGATCAAGGTTCACTTTAGGAAAAAAACTTTGTGAGGGACTATAGGCCACCACGCCCCCAGTTTAATCATCTGGGGTCGCCCCTTACGCTCAATAGAATACTCTCGTGGGATAGTGCTAGGCGTAAGTGGGTGATAGTGGGGCTCTGTGGGGCTATTGCCACTCTGGCACCCTATCGCCCCCCTCTCTCCCTAATAATTCTCTGCCCTGTTATTTAATAACCGCCCTGCCCTGCCCTGCTATCTCAACCCGCTATCTATCCCCGCGCCCCTTGCCCTAGCTATCCCTTCCAGACCTCAACCCTTCCAGCCTTCCAGCTCTTAGCCCTTGCCTTGCCCTCAGCTCTGGAGCTCTCAGCCCTCGCCCTTCTCTGGAGGTATTAGATCCGAATAAAGGTTAGAGCTCTAGGCCTCCGACACTCTGGAAAGATTTATTCTCTGCCTACTTGACGGGTTAGATTAGCCTCGTGTATCTTGCTACTATTGGCAGAGCGCCAAGATAAAAGAGAGGATAAGAAATGAATAAGACACTCAAGCTCTCAGAGTTCAATGAGGCTTATCTAGCACTTAAATCAATGAATAGAGGTGATAAGTCTTACGCAAGATTTATCGCGTTTATTCAGAGCCAGACCCAAGCCAAGCAAGATAAGTTCTGGGCCTATGTAGATAACCGCAACGCTCTAACTATGGAGGCCAAGTAATGCCAGCTATGTGTGAAGGGTGTAAGTGTTCAATAGCTCTTACTGAAAGCTATTGCCCTATCTGTAAAGAGGAGCTCTCAATATCTACCCGATTAAGTCAGAGCTTGAAATTGCGCGAGGCGCAACTATTGGCGATTACCGATAGAGATGAACTAGATGAAAGCAACCCTATCGGCTTTGCTGAGGCTGGCCCTAACCGCTTCCGCTTGCTGACCCTATTCTTTCCTAATGATGACGGGATACGGGTCCAAGAGGACTTAGACCTCAACGAGATAAGCGTTCAGTATTTCAACGATAAGGAAAGCGTAGAGCTCAAGGAGGGAGCTCTCTACGAGTGGGCTCTGGACTATTACCGCAACGATTAGAGCTTGCCTACCCTTCAGAGCCT